TTATCGTGGGTTTAAAAATCCTTCATTGGGCATATCCTTTGGCTTGGTAGATACATCTCTTGGGTTTGTCTGAACCTTTGCTCCCGCCCTTCGTGCGGAGGCTACGCTTGTTTCGGCATTGGGGTTGTTGGCATCTACATCATACGAACCTTCTTTAGCCATAAAGACCTTACGCATCCAAAAATGGTGGCATCTTGGGCCTCCTTTATAGAGCCAAATGTCATAGGTTGGGTCTCCGTTAGGGCCAAAGCCTACTCCATTAGCAGAAACATTATTTACCACCTTGTCAGACATAGCAAGAATATCTTCCTTTCGGTAGACCTTCTTTGCGCTAATCATTTTCTTGCAGAACTCTCTTGAGTTGCTACCCGCTTGTTCGGGGGAATATCCATAACGCACCTTGTAGGGTCTTCCAAAAGGAGTGACTCCATCTTGAGAGGATTTAGCATTTGGGAATGCCGTACCCGTAGAAGCGAAAGCAAAGAATTTCTCCATCTGCGCCTCTGCCCCGTAATCTACGGGGGCTTCCTCTACCAATTCCCATTCAGATTCATCAATGACCTCACCTACCTCGTCCAAAAGATTGAACATATTGTCAAGTTGAGAATCGCTTACTTCTTGAGTTGATAGTTTGACTCCTGTTTCTTCTTCCATTGTTTCCTTATCAACTACAACACCCTCTTGGAACTCCAAAGGCTGAAGAGTCTTGAAATACAAATTCAAAGAAATGTCGTTGTAAGCAAGAATCTTGTCCACTCCATCTAAAATGGTTTCTTGCATCGGACGAATGACCGTGTTGTCAAACAAAGTAGAGGCCGTCTTTAACTCCTCTGCATTGTTTCCAAGTCCGCTTTGGTCTTTAATACCCAAAAGCATCGGGGAAGTAACGCGGTGAGCGACCATCAACTTACGCATTGACTCATCAGCCAAGAATTGGTATTGATCAGAGGCATCGGAGAGTTGAACGGGCGTAATGTCCGCAGCCATCTCCTTGTTGTCATTGAAGGCAAGGATAAACTTCCCCGCATTGCTCGTTCCGCTGAACTTCTCACCAATACGGCTCTCAATCAAATAACGCTCTTCCTCCGTTGGGACTCCGTTATTAAAGTTGATGAGCATTGAAGGACTCATTCCGTTCTTGATGTTGTTGAGGTGGTAGTTTGCTACCTCTTCTTCAAGCTCGGCATAAGGCAATCCCCCTTGATAGTCTACAGGAGAATAGTAATAGAATCCCGCACGATAGGGACGGATATACAAAATCTCAATTCCCTCTTCGCTAAATCCAAAAGCGGGAATGCGGATGGGGGTTTCTTTCTTGTTTTCTACTGCTCCCCAATCCTTTGCGTAGTAGTAGGCTTCAACATCCCCCTCATCGTTGCACTTCTCGGCTCGGAGGCTCTCAACGGGCATATGGTAGACCTCCGTGATTTGTTGGTGGTCTTTGGAGTAGATGACTTGGAAGGCACATTGACCCATCATCTTGAAGTCTGCCGTTACCTTACGCATACAATCCTTTGAGAATAAGGACTTCATTTTAGCGTATTGGTCGGGCTTTTTAGAAGAGTCCGTAGCATCCAATCCTTTTCCGTAAATCAGTTCGGCAATGCCGTTGATGATGGCGTTGTTTGTTGCGCTTCCATTGTACCGATCAATCAGATATTGGAAGTAGTTGTTGCTATCGCCATAAGAAACCCATTCCTTGCCTCGTTGCTCCTTGACAACAGGCGTAGTGTAGGATGATAGGTTTACAAATCGGATGTTGCTCATAACAAGATAAATTCGTTATTGTAGGATTCCTCCTCCGTGTAGATATTTTGGTTGACAGTATACTTGTCGTATTCAGTTTGTGAAGTTACAAATACTCTATCCCGATAAATCAGCGTAGAGCCATCAAAAACCTTCAATCCATAGTATCGGCTATCAGTAAGTGAGAAAGTTCCTGTAAGGGTCATAAAACCATTCGCAGAGGCTGCGCTAACCGAAGGCGTTGCCGTAGTGTTTTTAGATTCATCAATCAACTGCAAAGTCACACTCGCCGGGAAGGAGCGTGGGATAATCACAATGGATTGAGAGGATTCGGATACTTGTAAGATGTGCATCGTACCTAAATAACTCTAAAGTGAAAGTTTATTCCAAAAAGAAAGGGGGCATAAGCCCCCTCTCCTCGTTCAACACACCTATTAAGGATTGATCTGCGTTCCGCTTACGGTCACTCCCGCAGATGCCAATGTAGCATCCAAGAAGTTAGCAGGCACTTGCTCTTGGGCAGTCAAAGTAAGGGTATAACCACTCAAGTCACCCATCGCTGCTCCCGTTACAATAGTACCTCCTGTGACTTCGGCTCCGTGAAGCAATCCCATCACAAAGATATTGCTATTGTAGTCCTCTACAAAGACGTGAGGACGGCCATAAGCCATCAATTTTAATTCTTTGTGGGTAGCCTTGTCCAACTTGGTGAAAGTCAAGTTCAAAGTCTGCTCAAAGAAAGTCGTTCCATTCTCACGAGAAGACGTTACCGTCTGCTCAAAAGAAGAGTTGCCCTTGACATCATATTCGTAAGCATCGGGTGTGCCTCCAAAAGAGTCAATAGCATCGGTGTTAGTGACATCATAGGTGATAGCACCCAAGTCACCATAATTAACGAAGTAAACGGCCTTAATGCCACCTACTACATCTTTACAAGGGACTATCCGTCCCGTACTCAAATCACACGCCATAGTTATTTAAAATAAAAAAGGAGAGCGAGGGTTTTCCCCAAGCCCTCCTTTGGGTTAGTCAATTTCAGTTAATTAGGCGTAGAAAACGATATCTGCACCAACTCCGTGCTGAACACCTGCGGTGAAACGCATTACAACACGAATGTTATCAGATCCATCCAAGTCAGCCATATCAAGAACCTTCACCTCGTTGCGATCAGAAGCAAGTCCTGAACCGAAGAACAAGTTAGAAGATTGAGCAGCAACCATCTTGTTAGATGCCAAGCCATTTACCATAGCGACACGGATGCCGTCAAAGTACAAAGGCTGATCGCCATACCACATAGTTCCTTTGTTCTCAATACCTGAAGCACCCAAGCCCGAAGCACCGAATCCACCCAAAGCGCGGACATAAGCCTTCGCAACATTTTGAGGAACATAGATGGTCAAGTCTTCCTTGCCGTAAAGAGCAGAGGGGATAGCATCAACTACCTTACCCATCTCGGTGATAACATTGGAAGCGGTAACGGAAGTACCAACAACATCAACAACATCACCATCAGCAGCCAACAAAGCTTGGAAGCCGTCAAACTCACCTGCCGTAGCGTTCACGCCTTGCCAAATGTTAGTTTCAATCTTTTGAGCAACTTTACCCGCAACGTGAGCGATCAAGAAGTCAGAGAAGTCAGCAGGAAGGTTGTCATAAACGGAGTATCCCATTTGTGCGCCTTGCCAAGTAGACAAGAAGTCCTTACGGCAAAGTTGCAAGTTCACTTGGAACTCCTCAACAGTCAATACGCGCTCGGTCAAAGTCAAGGTAGAGGTAGGAGTGAAATCGCAAGTAGCATCCTTAACGATATCGTCCGTTCCAACCTTTTGAATCACTTGCTTGTAGTGAACATTAGGCATAATCTCAACAAGACCCTTGTCAAGAGTGTCTGCGCTCAAAAGAGCAGCAGCGATGTACTTACTCGCAAATTCACCTGCGTAAGTAGTCGTGATAGAAGTGGTCGTAGCCATTTTTTATTTTGATTTATTATTTGTTCAATTTTGAAAGAACTCGGTTCATAGCGGTTTGGGGTTTGCGTGTTGCAAACTTAACCTCCGCTTTAGGCGCAACTTCGGGGTTGTGCTTGATGGGTTTAGCAGCAGATTGAGAAGACAATTCAGTTTTGAGTTCATTGTTTTCTGTCTCAACTTCGCTCATCTTTTCTTTGTAAGAACCCATCTCTTCACGGATAGCGGAGAGTTCGGCTTTTACTTCCTCAATGATGGGCATAACGATTGCCTTGATTTTCTCCTCCATTGGCATCTCTTCGGCAAAATGTGTTTCAGTCGTGTGTGACTCAACAATCTTCTTGGG